AAGCCGACGTGGCAGTCGACCTATCCCGACACGGGCGACACGACGAAGCTCGGGCCGGAGGCCTGGAACACGGAGCGGTTTGTCTCGGGCGGGGATCCGGGCGATGTCATCATGCGGGATCCGTCGGCGTCGACGGGGGCGGCCTGGGCGACGCTCCCACCGCTGGCGACCCCCGATGATGTCACCGCCGGCGACGCACAGACGCTGGCGACGGCAAACACGCACAGTGACGGGAACGACCAGGCGACGCTCTCGAGTGCCAACGCCTACGCCGAACAATGCGAAGCCGAGGCCCTCGCCGACGCGAAGGCCTACGCCGACGCGCAGGATGGGACGACGCTCGCGGCCGCGACGAGTTACAGCGACAGCCACGACGCGACGACGCTCGCGAGCGCGAAGAGTTATGCCGACACCGGCGACGCGGCGACCCTCGCCCAAGCGAAGGCCTACACCGATGCCGCGCCGCATCTGAAGAAACTGACGACGCTCGCGACGGCAATCCCGCTGCCCGTGACGACGCCGGTCAATACCGATGTCGATCTCTGGACGTGGACGCTCCCCGCGAATGCCCTCGGGACGAATGGCGATGTCCTGCAGATCTCCAGCTGGGGGCAATTCCTCGCGGTCAATGCCGGGAGCCGCACCATCAAGCTCGTCCTGGGGACGCTGACCATCGGGTCGCTCACCTACAGCGGGAGCCAGTTGAAAAACTGGGTGTTGAACACGACGCTCGTCCGCGCGAGCGCGACCGCGCAGTCGTCCTTCGCGGTGACCGACGGGGACCCGTCGCTCGTCGGGACCGTGCAGCTCTCCGCCCTCGACCTGACGCAAGCGCAGACGCTGAAGCTCCAGGCGCGCCAGGGCGGGACGCCGCCCTCGCCGTCGTTGCAGGTGTGCGGCGCGGTGGTCAGCCAATGGTGAGGCCATGAGTCTCCTCGAGATCCTCATCGTCCTGATTCTCGTCCTGTGGCTCTTGGGCGGGCTCGTGGTCCCGGTCTCGGTGGACCTCGTGCGGATCCTGATCGTGATCCTGCTGATCCTGGTGGTTGTGCGGATCCTGCAGGGACGGGGGTCGGTCTGATGGCGGGCGCCTCGGTGCGATGGGACGGGCTCGTGGAATTGAAAACGTACCTGCGCACGCTGCCGGACCATCTCACCGGCGAGGCGGGCGCCATCGTGCATAGCCACGCGCGTATGGCGCAGCAAGACGTCCAGGCACATTATCCGGTACGGACGGGGAACCTGCAGAAGGGCGTGCGGATCGAGATCGATACCGTGGTGCGTCAGCGCGCCGCCGCCGTCGTGGCGAGTACGGCGCCGCACGCGTGGCTCTACGAACACGGGAGCGACCCGCGCACGACCAAGAAAGGGACGGACCGCGGCGCGATGCCGGAAGCCCCGCGCGAGCGGCGCGCCATTCCGAAGTTTATTCGCTGGCGCACGGCTATGTATGCCCAGCTCGCCGCGATGATGGAACGCAACGGGCTGAAGGTGACCGGATCCTTTGGACGGGCCGCATGAGCAAGACGCGCGACGTCACCAACGCGCTGATCGCGAAGCTGGGCGCCGACGCCGAGCTGTTGTCGCTCTGTCCCAATGGGGTCTACAGAGCGAACCGCGGGCCCGAAGGGGCGACCGCCCTGGTCGAAGTCGCGCTCGTCCCCGGCGCGTCGCACGATGAGCCGATGTTCGGCGGGCGCGCGTGGGAAGACCTCCGCTACACCGTCTCGGCCATCCAGCGCCTCACGCGCGGGACCGTCTCGAACGTGGGCGCCGCCGCCGAACGCATCGACGCGCTGCTCGAGATGGGCTCGCTCGATGTAGCCGGCTACGGGCTGATGGTCCTGCAGCGACAAGTCTTCGTCGAAGACGACACGATCCTCGACGACCGCGACCCGTCGATTGCGTGGGACGTGTGCGGCGGGATCTACCAGGTGATGGTCATCGGTGTGGCGGCCCCGCCGCCGCCGTGGATTCAGACGGGCTGGGTGCAACTGTGAGCGGGGTCGCCGAAATCAAGCCCAAGTTTCAGTCAGGATTCACCGACAACAACGTCGACGGCCAATTGGGTCCATCGGAGTGGAACGAATCCCGGATTGCCAGCGGGGGATCCCTTGGGGATCTTTATATGCGGGATCCGGGATCCGCGACCGGGGCGTCATGGCTCACGCCGGATTTTGAATCATCGACAGACGTCGCGGCGGGCGACGCGACGACACTGGCGAGCGCGAACACCCATAGCGATGCCAACGATGCAACGACGCTGACCAGTGCCAAGAACTACACCGACAGTCGGACGGCCTTTGATGTGCGGAGCTACGGGGCGGTCGGCGACGGCGTTGCCGATGATGCGGCCGCCATCCAGGCGGCGCTGACGGCGGCGGGCGTGTCGGGCGGGACGGTCTATCTCCCACCGGGCATTTACCGCACGACGATCGCGCTCGCGGTGCCTGCGAAAGTCACCGTACGCGGCGTACCGGGCGCAACCATTCTGCGGCCGAAGGCGGGCAACCTGACCCCCTATGATGCGGGCGGCGGGGTCACATGGGGCGGAGCGCTCGTGGCGGTCGGGGTCGCGAACGTGACGATCCGTGATCTCACGATTGATCTGGCAACGAGCGGATCGTTTGCCAACGGGGTGGAGCTCGGCTACACGGGCGCTGACGTCGAGACGCAGTACGCGACGGTGACCAATCTCCGCGTGCTGGGCAATCCCAATCAACACAGCTATCAGATCTGGAACCGGCGCGCGCGACACTCCCGCATTATCGCCAACTGCATCGACGGCGGCGATGCGGCGCCGACCGTCGCCGGCGTCGATCATTCCGGGATCGAAGTCTTCGGCGCGACCGATATCGTCATCGCCTGGAATACAGTCCTGAACCTGAACGGGACCGGAATCGGCATTTTCACCAACGGCCCGAACGGCAGCGCCGAGGGCGTGCTGATTGCGAATAACTACGTCGACACGGTCACCGATGGGGTGTTGCTGGCCGCGACGGTGGTCGCGACGGTGCCGCAAGCCATCACGGACGTCAGCGTCCACGCCAACATCGTCCGGCGCTGCGCGCATGTGGGGATCTCGGCGACGGATGCCGCGCTCGCGGTCATCGAGAATCTGGCGATCCGTGGCAATACCGTGACCGATACGCTCGATCCGATCCTGCTGGCGGGTACGGCGACCAACATCTGGAGTGGAGTGCTCATCGCGCACAATCTCATCGCGCGCGCGACGGGGACCAGTCCCAAGGCGATGATCAATCTCGGTGCCGTGACCGATGCGCTCGTCATTGGCAACGTGCTGCATACCGGCGCCTACGACGGCATCACGGTGAGCGCTGGCTCGGACGTACAGGTCGTCGACAACACGATCACGGACGTCCAGCATGAAGGGATCCATCTGGGATCCGCCGTGCGCACGGCGGTCATCAACAACAGCGTGCGAAACTGGGATGTGACCAATGCGGCACAGGCCGGGATCGGTGGCAGCGGCGGCGGGCAACTCACGATTACGGGCAATACGTTTTCCCGGGCTGCCGGAAATCCCTCCCTCGTGAACATCTCGAGCGGCGATCAGAACACCGTGGCGCGCAACAAGGCCCTTTATGCGACGAGCGTCGTCGCGTCGTTTCGGGATGCCGGGACCAACTCCAGTATCGGCGTGTCAACGGTCGCGGCGAGCGCGACGTCGATCTCGGTCACCAATACCCAGTGCCACTTTACGTCGCACGTCCTCATCGCACAGATTGCCGGCGCCCCGAAGTTTTGGCGCGTCTCGCCCGGCGCGGGATCGTTTTCCATTGTGCTGAATAGCGCGGCCGTCGGCGACGAGCAATTCAAATGGGAGATCTTCCAATAAGAGGGAATCACGGGAATCGAATCACAACGGGTTGTTAGCAGGGAGTAACGCACATGGCTGCGACTGACCGCCTCCACGGCAAGAACGGCGCGATCAAGATGGACCCCACCGGCGGGGCCACCCTCGTCGCCGTCGCCTCGCTCAACAAATGGGATATCGATCTGTCCCGCCAGACCGTCGACGTCACCGCCTTCGGCGACACGTCGCACATCTACGTCGTCGGTTTGCGTGATTCGAAAGGCACGTACGGCGGCTGGTACGACCCGGCCGATGGCCTGGTGCTCTTCACCGCCATCGGGACCGACGTCCCCGTCGCGCTCGAGCTCTATCCCGATTCGACCGACACCGCAAACAAGTTTGCGGGCAAGGCCTACATCGACGGGAAGGTGAGCTGCGACGCGAACGGCGCCGTCGCGATCTCCGGCAACTGGGTCGGGGCCGGGCCGTGGACGATGCCGACCGCATAGAGGTGCTGGCGGGCGTCACCGCGGGGATTCGCTGGGGCTACTACGGCGCCGCCGACCTGACGCGCTACCGCGTGGCGCGCACCAAGGCCGGCGCCTGGTCCGTCACCGCCACCGTCGTCCTCGCTGACGCCTTCAAGCTGTCGCAGCGGCCACTCACCCTTGTCGCCCCGTTTCGCGGCGGCGAATGGCGCTGGCCGATCGTGACGCACACGATCGCGAGCGGCCGCTTTACCGCGTCCCTTGGTCCCCCGGAGGTGTCCCGTGTGGAGTCGCTTCGTCCGTCCGGAAACCACGACGCTCCCGCTGTCGAACGGCGACAGCCTCACGGTCAAGCGGTGGCTGAGCGAAGGGGACCGCCGCGCCGCGTATTCGCAGATGTACCGCGAGGGCCGGTTCGCCCCGATTGAAGTCGGGATCGCGACCGTGCAGGCGTACCTGCTCGACTGGACGGTGACGGATGACGAAGGACGCCAGGTGATCCTCCGGGACCAGCCGGCCGACGTCGTGCGCGCCGCGCTCGATGCGTTGCACCCGCTGGAGTTTGCCGAGATCCGCGAAGCCATCGACGCGCACGAGGCGCGCGAGCTCGCGGCGTGGCAGGAAAAAAAACAGTTGGCGGGACGGAGCAGCTCCGCAGTGATTTCGTCCTCTGCCGCGTGATGGGCTGGAGCTATGGCGACTTGCTCGAGGTGCCGGCGGCGGTCTACGCCGAGCTCGTCGCGTGGGTGAGTGAGGGAGTGTGAGCCATGGCGGTCACGGGCGTCTTCAAGGCCGACTTCTCAGACTTCAATACCGGCGTGACCGAGGCGCAGGCGAAGCTCGCCGGCTTCGAGGGCAGCGCCGCGAAGGCCGGCGCCGGCCTGAAGGGCATTGGGGCCGAGATGACCGGCGCGGGGAAGAATCTCCGCGAAGTCGACAGCATCATGCGGGTTCTGGGCGTCAATACCGGCGCGACGAGCCAGGCCCTCGATGAGTTTGCGAAGGTGAGCGGGAAGACGGCCTCGCAGCTCGGTCTCCTGGCGACCGCCGGGTCGGTATTTGCGGCCGGGATGGCTGGCTGGAACCTCGGGCGCCAGATCGCCGAGTTCGCGGGCCTCGACGAGAAAATCGGCAACGCGACGGCGAAGCTCCTTGGCTGGGGCGATCTCGCGGGCCAGGAAGCGGCGGCCGCCGCCGATACCCTCGCGCTCGCGTCCAAAAATGCCGGCGTGGAAATCACGTCACTCGATGCGGCGATTGAAATCAACGCCGACGCGGCGAAGAAAGCGGCGGCCGCCAACAACGATCTCGCCAAGGCGATGGGGCAGATCAAGGTCTCGGAGGATCTCACCGCGCAGCTCGAGAAGTGGACCGCCGAGTACGAGAAGCTCGCGCA